ACAAGGGCATAAGAATGGCTTCGGTCGAAGAACTTAGACAACAGCTTAAAGATCGTCTCGCTGACTTCGACAATCAAGTCAAAGAGAGAAATTCTGATAAAGCAAACAGGTTAAAAGAATTTAACCAGTGGAATGCCGACCGTAAAAAAGACATCGACGAAGCCAATAGAAATTTTGCGAATGATTTAAAGAATATTAACGCTGAGTTTAATAGACGTATAGCCGAGCATAACGCGGATACCGACAGGGAAACAAAGCAGAAGCAAAAAGACATAAACGATGAAGCGGCGGCGCGTCAACGTGAGATTAATTCCACTAAAGATAAAGAAGAAAAAGATAACAAGCAGCGTGAGTTCAACGAGTGGAAAGCAAACAGCACAAGAGAGTTAAATGAGTTTAAGCAGGGACGTGCAGAGACTCTTAAGAGCATACAAAACGATTTTGCTAGTGCAAAGAACGACAACGCTAACAACCAGAAAAACACTTTAGCAGATCGTAATAACGAGATTGCGCAGTATAAAAAAGACTACGACAATCAGATGGCGGAAATAGCTAATCAGCTAAAAGAGATTGACACGTCTAAAAAGAATACTAGCGCAGATATAAATAGGTCTATTGCCGAGGAAGGCACGCGCGCGGCTGATGAAGCTAAACGCGTTGCTGCGGAAAAAGCCGCAGAAACTAAAGCCGCTACGGATCAAGCCGCTGCTCAAAAAGCCGCTGAAGCAAAAGCAAAAGCATCTCAGATTAACGACAAAGGCTTTACTCCAGCCCAGCAAGCGCAGTACAACGCGTTACAGAAACAAGCTAACTTACCTGTTTCTATGCAGGGCGGTTATATGGGCATACCACAAGGAGACGCGAACGAGGCAGCAAGGAATAAAGCTAAAGCTGAACTACAAAAATTAGAAGGGATAGGTAAGACTTCCCTTGATAAACGCTATCAGGAAGAACAAGCTCCAGTAATTGAACGGGCTTTACAAGAATCTCAGCAGCGCGCTGAAGCTCAACAACAAGCGTATGACCAGCAGATGGCGCAGCAGCAAGCCGCATTACAAGCCAAACAAGAAGAACAGGCTAGGCTTGCCGAGATGCGCACTCAGATGGGTACTCTAGCTAAAATGCGCCAGCAACAGACTTACAATCAGGTGTACGATTTACTAGGGCAGAACATGCCCCCTCCTGCTGGTATATATCAGTCGCCAACTAGTCAAGAATCACAAACGACTATGATTGACGCAAGCGGTGGACAGAATGGTATTTTAGGTGCGCAGCAACCTCAGATGTCACCGGGGCAGATAGCAGCTATGCAAGGGCAGTTTAGGGAGGCACAAGAGATGTACCCTAGTATGTACCAACAACAGCCGTTTCAAGTGCCGCCACAACAACAACAACCGTTTCAGTTATCGCCCCAACAGATAGAAGAGCAACGCGGTATAGGTCTTGAAAAGCAAAAACAGATAGCAGCGATGCAAGCACCACAGGTTCAACAAGCTCCTGTAATGGCGGCATACGGTGGCATCATGCGGGGGTATAAATAATGCCCGCAGTATCTAGAAAGCAGGAAAGGTTTATGCAGGCGGTAGCTCACAACCCTGCGTTTGCTAAAAAGGCCGGTGTGCCGCAAAGTGTGGGTAAAGAGTTTACTAAATCAGGAGGCGGTATGGCTGAGTCAAAAGCAATGGTTAAGAAAGAAGTGTCTTTCATGAAAAAGAAGGGCGCTCCTAAATCAATGATTAAACATGAGGAGTCTGAGATGAAATACGCAAAAGGTGGTATGACGTCAATGGGTAAAGTTAAAACCGCTGCCCCTAGCCGTGACGGTGTTGCTTCTAAAGGCAAAACCAAAGGCACTATGATTAAGATGGCTGGCAATAGCAACGACCTGAAAAAAAGTGGTATGGCTAAGAAGATGAAGTACGGCGGCAAAGCCTGCTAATAGGAGACGGACATGGCTAATAAAATGGAAGCAATGAGGGCTAAAGCTGCCGCTGCGGGCAAGATGCAGCAAGCTAAAAAGTCTGTAATGGCTGACAAAATGAAAGCCGCACCTAAACCTGTGGCTAAACCCGTAATGCCTGCTCGTCCTGCAATGGCTGACAAAATGAAAGCTTCTGCGGTTCCTCGTCCTATGGCTCGTCCTGCTCGCCCTATGGGTGGTATGGGTGGTATGGGCGGTATGGGTATGAAAAAAGGCGGAAAGGCTAGAGGAAGATGATGCCGTCACGCGGTATGGGTGATATTAACCCCTCCAAAATGCCAGACGCTAAAAGAAAAAAGCGTCGGGATAATACCGACTTTACCCAGTATAAAGAGGGTGGGACGGTTAACGCTGCGGGCAATTACACTAAACCTGACCTTCGTAAGAAGATTGTGTCACAGGTAAAGTCAGCAGCTACCCAAGGCACCGGTGCGGGTCAGTGGTCAGCTCGTAAAGCACAGCTTGTAGCTAAGAAGTACAAGGCGGCAGGCGGGGGTTACAGAGATTGAAAGCGCCACAACAAAGCTTAAAGTCATGGGGTGACCAGAAATGGACAACCAAAAGCGGAAAGCCGTCGTCAAAGACAGGAGAGAGGTATCTCCCGGAAAAGGCAATCAAGGCGCTAAGCCCAGCCGAGTATGCCGCCACGACGAAGGCAAAGCGGGCAGGGAAAAAAGCAGGTAAACAGTTTGTAGCTCAACCCAAAGGCATTGCAAAGAAAACAGCAGGGTTTAGATAATGGCTTTTACAACAGACACGAATACTTTTAATCCTAACCTCAATGAAATATTTGAGGAAGCGTTTGAGCGTTGCGGCTTGGAGTTGCGCACGGGTTATGATTTTCGTACTGTTCGTCGCAGCTTAAACTTCATGCTGGCTGAGTGGGCTAACCGTGGGATTAACCTGTGGACTATTGAGCAGGGGTCTATTAATTTGGTTCAAGGCACTACTACCTACGATCTGCCTGTTGATACTGTTGATTTAATTGAACAAGTAATCCGCACAGATTCTGCGCAAGGCCCCAACCAGACTGACCTTACTATCACCCGTATTTCTGTATCTACATACGCGACTATCCCTAACAAGCTGGCACAAGGGCGTCCAATTCAGGTATGGGTAAATAGACAATCAGGTCAGAAAAGCGGCTCTGAAGCGGCGGTGACTGCTAACCCGCAAATTAATATATGGCCTGCACCAGATCAGGGTACAGCGCAGACCCCGTATTACATATTTTACTACTGGCGGATGCGTAGGGTTTTTGATGCTGGTGATGGCACTAACGTAGTTGACATACCGTTCCGTTTTTTAAATTGCATGACCGCTGGGCTGGCTTATATGCTGGCAGTTAAACGCCCTGAAGTTGAGCCTATGCGTGTTCAAGCATTGAAGCTTATGTATGACGAAGCTTGGGAATTAGCAGCGGGCGAAGATAGAGAAAAGGCTTCTGATAGGTTTGTTCCCCGTCAGGCGTTTATTTAACTATGGGTAATAAGTTTGCTAGTGGCAAAAGAGCCATTGCCGAGTGTGATCGGTGTGGGTTTCGCTACAAGTTAAAAGAGTTAAAGAAGCTGACAATTAAGACCAAGCAGGTTAACATCTTAGTATGTCCAACTTGTTGGGAACCCGATCAGCCGCAGTTGCAATTAGGTATGTATCCGGTAGAAGACCCGCAAGCGTTGCGGGAACCAAGGCCAGATACCAGTTATTATCAGTCTGGTTATACAGGATTGCAGTTGACTTTGAACACAGATTTTGGCGACCCCGGTGGTGGTAGTAGAGTATTTCAGTGGGGTTGGGCACCGATTGGCGGGACAAGGGGTAGTGATGACGGACTTACACCAAACTATCTTACGTCAGCAGGGGTTGTAGGAACCGTGACTATCACGATTACTTAGGAGTATATATGGATACCAAACAAGTTAAACGCATCGCAGGCAAGGAAGTTAAATCCCACGAAAAGCGTATGCACAAAGGCATGGCAAAAGGCGGCGTTACGGGCGAAGCTATGCGTAAAGTCGGTCGTAATATGGCACGCGTTATGAACCAGAGAGGTAAATAATGGCTAAATTTTCTCAGAAGCGTGGTGGTAAAGAAGTAGGTCAAGCTCCTACGTACGCAGCTCCTCATGATATGAAGGGCAAAGCGACTAGCATTCAGGCTGATTCTGCTTATACTACTGGCGCTAAAGCGTTGGACGTTGCTAATATCTCTGTTGGTGGCATCAGCAAAGGTAATACTAAGCCAACTAAAACCGACGGTATTAAGATGCGCGGCGCTGGCGCAGCCACTAAAGGTTTCATGTGCCGTGGCCCTATGGCCTAAAGGAATAGTAGTGACGTACATACAGTTAGTTGCAGCTATTAAGTCGTACACAGAGAACTACGAGACAGACTTTGTAGCTAATATTCCTGTCTTTGTAACTCAGGCTGAAACGCGCATCTACAACACGGTGCAGATACCGCCACTGCGTAAAAACGTCACAGGTATTGTAAGCACTAATAATAAGTATTTGTCTTGCCCACTTGATTTTCTATCGGTATTTTCTTTTGCAGTAATAGATTCTACTGGGCGATTTGAATACCTACTTAACAAAGATGTTAACTTCATGCGGGCGGCGTATCCAAACGCAAGTACGACCGGGATACCACAGTATTACGCTTTGTTTGGGCCTACAGTAGCTAGTAGTGTAATTTCAGACGAGTTGAGCTTTATTGTAGCTCCTACGCCTGATGCGCAGTATGACGTTGAACTGCACTATTACTACTACCCAGAGTCAATTACTGTGGCTGCTGATGGTCGTACATGGTTGGGTGATAATTACGATCCTGTCTTGTTGTACGGCGCGTTGGTAGAAGCCTACACCTATATGAAGGGTGAGCAGGACATGATGTTGTATTACCAGAAGAAATTTGACGACTCAATGATGCAGTTGAACCGTCTGGGTACAGGTCTTGAGCGTGGTGACGCATACCGCGACGGACAAGCAAAGATTAAGGTTAATCCGTAATGTCTTTTACACAGGGTTTAACGACAAGCTTTAAAAGCCAAATGGTTCAAGGCCAGCAGAACTTGGCGGCTAATACTTTAAAGCTTGCGTTGTATACGGGTTTTGCCACATTAGGCCCAGATACAACTGTGTATTCGACAACAAATGAAATAACAGGTACAGGGTATACAGCAGGTGGAGAAACTCTATCTGGCGTAACTATAAGCACTAGCGCAGACGGAGTTGTGTATATAAATTTTAGTAACGTAGTGTGGACGAATGCGTCCTTTACTACACGCGGGGCACTTATTTATAACGCTTCGCAAAGCAATGCTTCTGTAGCTGTGTTGGATTTTGGTGCGGATAAAACTTGTACCAATCAAACTTTTACCGTCACTATGCCCGTTAACTCGGCAACGACGGCTTTAATTCGTTTTCCTTGAGGAGTAACCATGTCTACTGAAACATCAAAAACAAGCGACTCGGTGTCAGGCGCTGTTATACGCAAGTCCGATTTTGTTCATAGCGCGTCCGCTGGCGGTGTTTTTACTATTGTCTGCCGCGACAAAGATGGCAACCTGAAATGGGAAGACTCAAGCCCTAACCTAGTGGTTAATGTCGGCTTGCAAGATATGAATGCCAAGTATTTTGTTGGTACATCGTATACCGCTGCTTGGTATCTTGGCTTGGTTACTGGCCCCGCTTCAGGCACTACGTTTGCGGCTGGCGATACTTTAGCTAGTCATGCTGGCTGGACTGAGAACACTAGCTATTCTGGTACTCGTAAGGTTTGTACGTTTGGCACGGCTACTACGGCTGACCCATCGGTTATCACTAACGCGTTGAACACAGCTTCATTTACTATGAACGCCACTACTACCATTGCTGGTGCGTTCTTGACTAATGTGGCGTCAGGCACCTCGGGCATATTGTTCTCGGCTTCGGACTTTCAGTCCCCCGGTGACCGTGCTGTTATTAATGGTGACGTGTTACTTGTTACTTATACGTTTAACCTTGACGCGACCTAATAGGAGATAAAGATGTTTAAAAAAGGCGATGTAGTTAAGGTTAAGACCGTGGTGCCGGAAGGCCCTATTGTTAAGATGCGCATGGACGACGACGGTATTATTTATTATCTATTGGCGTGGACTACTGATGGCGTAGGGCATGAGCGTTGGTTCACGGAAGATCAGATTGTTTCTGCGGGGTAATGTGTGGCCCAAGTTGAAGGTGGCTATAGCAGTGGAGACTGGGGTGGGCCTGCGGCGTGGGGTTGCTCGGTCTATTACCCAGTAGTTACTAATGCCGGTTGGGGGCTTGGTGATTGGGGCTATGATGTATGGGGTTTAGGCAATGGTGGTTTAGTTAGCGCATCAGATACGGTAGCTTATTTACCCGCTTACGAGGTTTCTGTAGCTGAAACAGTAACTGTGGCAGACACAGTTATAACAACAAACCAAAATATTGCAGTAAGTATTATTGAAACAGTTAATGCCGCTGACTCAACATCTGGAGATGTTGCGTTACCTTTGATTGGTACTGTGTCAGAAACGGCAAATATAGTAGATGAAACAAGCGCGACCATAACGACTCTTGTAATTAGCTATATAGATGAAACAGCAAACATTGTGGATACCACGAGTACAAGTGCAACATTTGTTGTAGCGACTCAAGAAACAGCAAATGCAGTAGACGCATTAAGTGCATTAGGGATTTTTGTAGTAAACGCTACTGAAACAAGCAATGCAACAGATCAGATTTTCCCCAACGGAGTTTATGGTATTGGGGTTAGCGAAACAGCTCGTGCGCAGGACGTTGTAAATAGAAGGCTATTGTGGGAACCGATTGATACAGATGTTAATGGCAATTGGACACTCATAAACACTAATCAGTAAGGAAGAATTATGGCAAGTACATACAGCGATTTAAAATTTGAACTGATTGGTACGGGTGACCAAGCAGGTACATGGGGCGCTACTACTAACACTAACCTCGGCACTGCGATTCAGCAGGCTATTACGGGTACAGTGGATGTTGCGTTTTCTAGTGCTGATGTAACACTAACCCTTACTGATACTAACGCCGCGCAGAACGCTCGTGCCCTACGTCTTAACTTGACCGGCACATCTGGCGGTGCGCGTAACTTAATTGTCCCAGCGATTGCTAAACAATACATCGTCAACAACGGCCTAGCGGACGCAGTAACTGTAAAAAATTCATCGGGTACGGGTATTGCAGTTGCAGCCGGTAAGACTATGTTAGTGTTTAATAACGCAACTAACGTAGTGGATGTAACTAATTACCTATCTTCTTTAGCGCTAGGCGCAGCGCTTCCGGTTACTTCTGGTGGCACAGGGATTACTTCATTTGGAACCGGCGTAGCAACGGCTCTAGGTCAGAACGTAACCGGCTCTAACAGCATTGTATTGTCTACTTCGCCTACTTTGGTTACTCCTGTTTTAGGAACGCCAAGCTCAGGAACTTTGTCTGCTTGTACGGTTGATGGCACTGACGGTGTTGGTTTTAGAAATGTGCCGATAAATAGCCAATCAGCGGCGTACACAACGGTTCTAGCAGACTCTGGCAAAACTATTTTGCATCCATCAACAGATGCTAATGCTAGGACATTTACTATTGATTCAAATGCAAACGTGGCTTATGCGCTA